TTATTGTTAATAACAACTATTTGCTCTGAAGCACTTAAGTTTTGAGGAGCAGCAAGTTTTTGTATTAATACAGTAGTGTTTCTTGTTGGCAAGGCAGTACCATCTTCAACAAATGCATATTTACCACTGTTATGTGATGCTGCTGTGACGTTAAATGTAAGATTTTCCTGTTCCTGTACGTTTACTACTCTCCATGTCGTAGGTTCAAGTGTTGTATTTTCTATAACCCAAACACTATTTGCTTGTGGAACAGAAGAAAAAGCAGAGGAGACAGTGACAGTAGCACCTGATATACCGCTAATCTCTTTTGTCTCAAGAGTTCCATCAGATAAAATTACAGAAAGTTTTGCAGTATTTGTCGTAACAAGATCAGTAGAAGCTGTATCATCAACTTCTATTTGTGTTGTGCTGATACCTGTTTTTATTCTCCCTCCTCTTCTTACTCCTTGCTTTACCTCATCAGCTATTGATATAACTTGATTTGGTCTTACTAAAACCCCTGCTTCAGCCGTAATACTAAAATTTACTATTTCAGAAGAATTGTTTTGATTGAACAATAACCATTTCGCCATTCTTGAAGCCTGACCTCTTGAAGTTGTTCCAAACGCTTTAATAGTTTGTGTTTTTATTCCATATCTTGACTGTGCTGTTGTGTCATCCACTGTTTCATAATCAATCGACTGTGTTGTCATATCAAAATATCCAACATTTATTTTTGTATATTTAGATTTTTGACTTTGATTGCTATATGAGAAACCACCTTCAGTAACATTAGAAATATTAAAGGTGTAGACAGCTTCAGCTGGTCTATCCTGCGAGATCGTAATACTGCCAGCCTCATAAAAAGCCTGTACCCTCATTACGGAGCAAATGTCTTGTATAAGCTCAAAAGCATCTTTTTGATTATTTATATTTGCATTTAAACTAAACCTTGCCTCTGTAGATCCTGTGCCAGAACCATCATCTATTTGTTCTGAGTTGTATTCAGAGGCAGAATAAAAAGCAAACTTATCAATAGCTGTTTCTGGTATAGAAGCTCCGTAACGGGTGTTAGTTAAAACATCATATAAAATCCATGCTGGATCGTTTGTATATTCTTTATCTGTTTTTAACGTGCCATTAAAACTGCCACTAAAAGATAAACTACCATCAGATCTAACAGTTGCATTGTGTGGAATTTTTACTTTTATTCCTCTTATGCGATAAGTTCTGTTAGGAATTGATCTGAAGGATTCAGCATTAAAACGTAAACCAATATGAGCAATGTCAGCATAAGCTCTTTGTTCTGCTGTTATCTCTGTAAAAGATGACCAACTGAATTTATTCTGTAAATTTGTATCAGTAGAATCATTAGTTATTCTTGTAACTGTTGCAGTAATAGGATAATCAAGACCTGATAAACCTCTTAAAATATAATCTCTAAAATACTGCGTGTTTGTTTTACCAATAACAGCACCTTTGCCATCTTTTACTAATCTATGTTCTGTTCCATTATTTTCTGTAATTTTTATTGATAGATTTACCTGTGTTCCATTTGTTTCACCGTTATCAGTATTAAATTCCTGTAATGATGGAAAAACAATTGTAATCCTTAATTTATCTATTTGATTTGTTATTGTTCTTGATACTGGAGTTGCTTTTGTTACTTCTACACCTACAGCAGTTTCAGATTCTATTTCATTAATAGTATCTAAAGCAGTCTGATTAGAAGTACCAAATCTAGGTTCAAAGCTTACGTCCTCTCTAACAAAATTAAAATCACCCTCAGTCAAGTTGTCTATATCTGCTGATTTTTTAAGTATTTGAGTTCCATTAAGAAAAACATCCTTTAGTGCTGCAATATTATACTTATCAGTTCCTTGTGTAAGACCTGCTTGTATTGGTGACAAAAATCCAGCAATTTCACCTTCTGATAACACATCTATGAGATCGTTTGATTGCTTACTCGATAAAACTGAACCTGTGTTACCTTCTATACCATCAACAGTACCAGCAGGTGCATCATTGTTTTGTATCGTAAAAGTGGCATTACCTGAGGTAGAAACAGAGGTACTACTTGCAACTTTAAATTCTGTTGAAGAAGTTACAGAAGTTACAGTTACATTCTCTGAAGTAGCAGATCCAGATGTGATTGCTAAATCGATAACATCATCAACTGCTACAGTTAACGAACCAGAATGAGTTATTGTAATTACATTTCCAGACTGTGTATAAGTTGTTGATTGAGGAACATCTTCTTTATAAAAACTTACCACTTCTGATGTAACAGTTTGCGATGTTGCTCGAGTGACAGTAAAAGATGAATCTGAAATAACTGAAGCAACTGCTAATTCTTCTCTTGACTCAATACCACCAACATTAAAAATTAAATTTAATACATCTCCTACAGCAATTGGTTGATCTCCAGCTTGTACTATTGTTGCAGTTGTTCCTGATTGACTATAAGCACCTGTTTCAACGATAACACCATTAATTTCAACTAATTTCCCAGCCGCGTCAAATCTAATAAACTGACCCAACCCAGAACCAAATTCTTGTCTTAAATAAGAATCTAGTTGTTGGTCTGTAATATGACCAAAATAAAATGCATCAAATAAAGCTGTAGTATCATCAGCCATTAGACACCAGCCTCAATTTGGTCTGTATCAATTCCATTTGATACATTTATACTTCCGACAAAGATTTCCCCGAAAACTAGAGGTAATGCAACACCAGCCCTTGAAACGTTTGAAACCCCACTAAAGGCAAAGTTAACAGTGGCATCCTCTGGTTCTAAAGATGACATCGGTTTTGGCTTTGGTGTTAGATAATTAGTTATATCTTGAAGTATCAAACCTGTTCCCAAGGTTACTAAGGTTGAGGCGATTGCTGCAAAGGCTTGTATTTGGGATGCACCAATTAAAGCAGCACCTAATAAAGCAAAGAAGAAAGCACCCTCAACAACAGGTATAATTTTAATTTCATCTTTTATTGGATTTAATAAATCATTTTCTGTTGCATCATATCCACCTAGATCAACACGATAATATTTATCCATCATATATGTTTCTAACTCTGGGTGATTACAACGCAGAAAACGCATAACATCAACAGTATTTCTTACTTCTGCTTTTTGTTCTTTCCAACCAACAAAATCAGCTAAATCACCATATAGTTTTACTGTCTTCAGCATGGATTTCTCTGTAATGTTTCTATTTTATCTGTTGGCTTAAATTTAAACCATCTTTTTGTCTTTAGTCCAATAATATACCAAGTTCTATTGGATCGTTTACAACTTATAACATCTGCCTCACTAGGATGTTCCGTACCAATCGGATGAGAATGTATAACAGCATAGATTCTGCCATATGTATCTTCAGTTTTAGCCCAATCCAAAGGGTCTAACAAGAACTGTAAATCATTATGTAAAGCTAAGTTTTTACAGGGAATATACTTATCCTTATTCAAATAATTAACAAGCAGACCGCATGATTCTCTGGGTGCTTCCTGTTCTGCATGAACAAAAGCATCTTCTTGCCATGTCATTGATTTAAAAAAGTACCTATTCGTGGAAATAATTCTCTAGTTGCAATTCTTTTTGGTAGTTTTAAATTTACCAAATCAAGTTCTGAAGCCAATTCAAATTGCACTACTTCTCTGTTCTCAATAACTTTTCTATCAATAAAATATATCTCCTGTGGTAGTTCCTGTGTTGTATCAGGTGTACCGAATGGATTTGTACCGCTAGTAAAGTTTGCAGCATCTAAATACCTTGCCAGTGTTCTTATTCTTGTAAATTTTGCACCATTAAGATCATTATTAGCAGTGACAGCATTAACAGTTGCGAACAAGGCAGTAATAGTTCCTAAAACATTAGATATTGTAAAAGTTGGTCTTGGGATAGCACCACCAGCACCATCAAATTCAAAACCTTCAGCCTGACATGGAAACTTTGTGTATGTATTTCCTTGCCAGATGATGTCTCCATTATTTAAATCATTAGATCCAGCATGAAAACGTTGAACAGCGGTCGAGCCATGAAGTGTATTATCAAGAGTTAATGTAAAAAGTTCAATAATAGAACTTGGATTAATTTTTTGTAATTCTGATACTGGTATTGGCATTATGGTTCAAATACCTCTCTGAAAGTTGTTGTTATAACTGCCCTGTTATTGTATGGAATTGATTTAGACCATGATTCACAAACAAACTGTGATGAACTTGATTCTGCTGGGGGCGTGAAAGTAAAGCTTGCCTTGTCTAAAGCTCTAGCATCTAAAAATGTTTCGATCGTATCAGAATCAGTTTCAGATACAACAAAGGTTAGATCAATAGTTTTAGGATTTTGATTTAATCCAAAGATTAATCTGTGTTCATAGCCATCACCAAGTTTTATAACTTTAGTATTTGGACTGCTGTTTTTTCTCATCCCATAAGTGGGCTGTATTGATGGAAAAGTTGCCATTACTTACTTAGTAAACCTCCTGATCGTTTTTCTTTAATAAGTCTTTCTTCAATTGCAACAGCAATTAAAGTACCTAGTGCCTGTGCGTCTTGATCGTTGCCTGATACAGTTGAATTAGACGCATCAACGGAAACATTAACAATATTAGTTGTACTACCTCCAAGTTGGTTGTTTGGAATAATATTGCCACCTCGCGAACCCATTTGTAATAATTCTGGGCCTTTCTCACCAACTACAAAAGCACCACCAGCAGAAACAGGGCCACCATCTGCTCTAAAGGCATCTGCTGAAGCTCTGCCAATAAATTGATTTGTAGAACCTCCTCCTCCAAATATGCCTCCTAATGCACCGCC